CACACCCGTGTGCCAGGCTTTGATGGTAAACGTGGATTCGGTGGCGCATGTCTTCCAAAAGACACACGAGCATTCTTAGACTTCTCAACACATGAGTTTGCTGACGGAACTACAACTAGTTTCGATTTATTACATAAAGTACTTGACATCAATAGTGCTTATCGTGTACAATACGACCTTGATGAACGTGAAAAAGTTAATAACATTACATTTGTAAATTTTGGAGGCAAAAATGTCAATAATGGACAAACTGAAGAAGAACTCGAAGATAAAGGAAACAGCGACACTATCGACGAGTAAATTCTTCACAGAGAAAGATATGGTACCAACCGATGTTCCGATGGTGAATGTTGCATTGTCTGGTTCCGTAGATGGTGGTATTGCGCCAGGACTTACTGTCCTTGCAGGGCCATCTAAACACTTTAAGACATCATTCGCATTGCTCATGGCAGGCGCATATCTTAATGCGAAACCTGATGCGGTCATGTTGTTTTATGATTCCGAGTTCGGTTCTCCTCAATCATACTTTGAACAATTCGGTATTGACACTAGTCGTGTATTGCACACACCTATTGCAAATGTCGAAGAGTTGAAGTTTGACCTTATCAGCCAACTAGAGAACCTGACTCGTGATGATGAGGTTATTATCGTTATCGACTCTATCGGTAATCTTGCGTCTAAGAAAGAACTAGACGATGCGTTGAACGAGAAAGGTGTTGCGGACATGTCACGTGCGAAGGCACTGAAAGGTCTGTTCCGTATGTCGACTCCATATCTTGCGATGAAGAACATTCCGATGCTTGCAATCAATCACACTTATAAAGAGATTGGTCTGTTTCCAAAAGATGTAGTTAGTGGTGGTACTGGTATCTATTACTCTGCCGACAATATCTGGATTATCGGTCGTAGACAAAACAAGACTGGTACTGAAGTTACTGGTTACGACTTTGTCATCAAGGTTGAGAAGTCTCGATTCGTGAAAGAACAATCTAAGATTCCAATCTCAGTCTCTTGGGACGGTGGTGTTGAGAAGAACTCTGGTCTCCTCGAAGTTGCATTGGCTGGTGGATATGTTATCAAACCAAGTAATGGTTGGTACTCTCGTTGTCATGGAACCGAAGCAGAAGATAAGAAGTTCCGTACCAAGGATACTCTGTCCAATGAGTTCTGGGCACCTATTTTCGAAACAAGTGATTTCGCTACATTCCTTCAACAGACTTATCAGATCGGATACAAGAGCGATATCAATCCCGAAACCTTCGTTGAGGAAGCCGTAGCATGAAAGAATTAGATTTAGATAAACCGTCAGAAAATCTAGATTATAAATTAGTCCCTGTAGTTGCGGAGGGCGTTGATGGGTGGAACGTAGATTTACTACGCGCACCCTACAATGATGTAACCATCCGTTATAATAATGTTCGTATTAATGGTGATGAACAAAATATAACTTTCGACTTCGATGTTGTTGACACAGAAGACCCAACCGTGTATAATGTAGACAATGTTGACCTACAAGGGTTTGTAGGTGAAGTACTAGGTGATATTTTAGAAGCAGCCATCGAGACTGGTTCAATAAAGAAAAAGGATTCAAATGACGGACATCAATCTACAACAGACGATTCTACGGAATCTACTGACTAACGATTCGTACATGAGGAAGGTTGCCCCCTTCCTCTCCCCCGAATACTTCGAAGGTACTTACAAAAGTATCTTCCAAGAGTTCACTGCGTATATCGCCAAGTATAACAACCTCCCCTCTAAAGAAGCTCTCAAGATTGAGATTGATTCGGAAGATAGAATGTCAGACGAACACTATCGTCACACAATAGACATTCTTCCCGACATCTTCAAGTATGCTGAAGAAGACCTGTCATGGTTAGTAGAACGCACTGAGAAGTGGTGTCAAGACCGTGCAGTATTCAATGCAGTGATGGAGTCTATCTCTATCATCGATGGTAAACACCAAGAACTATCCAAGAATGCAATCCCTGATGTATTGTCCAAGGCACTGTCCGTGTCCTTTGACACTAACATCGGTCACGACTATCTAGAAAATGTAGATTCTCGGTGGGACTTCTACAACATGGACGAGGAGAGAATGCCTTGGGACTTGGATTACTTCAACCGTATCACCAAAGGTGGGTTACCTAACAAGACTTTGAATATCGCTCTTGCGGGTACTGGTGTCGGTAAGTCGTTGTTCATGTGTCACGCTGCGGCAGCTGCGATGAGTCAGAATAAGAATGTTCTGTATATTACTCTAGAGATGTCCGAAGAACGTATCGCAGAAAGAATCGATGCTAACTTACTGAACGTCCCTATTGACCAGTTAGAACATCTTAGTAAGGATATGTTCTCAGACCGAGTGAAGAAGGTGGCAGATAAGACCACGGGTAAACTAATTATCAAAGAATATCCGACAGGTAGTGCGCACTCAAACCACTTCCGTGCGCTCCTGAACGAGTTGAAACTAAAGAAGAAGTTCACCCCAGATATAATATTTATCGACTACCTGAACATCTGTTCGTCCTCTAGGATGAAGTCTATGGGGGGTGCTATCAACTCCTATACATATATCAAATCTATCGCAGAAGAGTTGCGTGGTCTTGCTGTTGAGTTTGATGTTCCGGTAGTATCTGCAACCCAGACTACCCGTTCCGGTTATAGTAATGATGATGTGGGTCTTGAGGATACGTCCGAATCGTTCGGTCTTCCCGCCACGGCAGATTTGATGTTTGCCCTGATTAGTAATGATGAACTGAATGCACAGGGACAGATATTGGTGAAACAGTTAAAGAACCGATATAATGACCCTGGCCAAAATCAACGATTCGTTGTAGGTATTGACCGAAGTAAAATGCGTTTGTTTGATGTCGACCAAAATGATTCTCCACTAAATAAAGAAGTAGACCATGGCCCAGTTTTTGATAACTCTAACTCAGGCCAACGAATTTCTTCTGAGAAGATGAACTTCGAAGGCTTCACACTATAAGGAGTCCATTATGGATCCATACGCGCATACTTTTATTGCGTTGGCGTTACTTTTTACCTCACATTTCTTGGGAAAGAAGATAGGAAGACAGGAAGGAATAAGCGCGGCAGTAACTTATATGATAGAAATGGGTGCTTGTACAGAAGAAGATTTGCAACGAGCGAATGAGAAATTTGCTGAAGAAGAGGACGATGTTTAGTAATGAGTGAAGTTGTTATTCGTAATAAGGAACTGTTGGGAGTGCTCGACAGTTTCTCTGATGAGATGTTATCAAAACCTTCTTATAACGATGAGAAGTATTGGACATATCATGAGTATGATGATATCCACAAGGGAGAGTACTACACCTCTCGCGAGTATCTTGATGAATGTTTGTCTAGATATCCTGAGTTAGTAGGGCCGCCTGACCGTTACTTCGCTCAACCTATCTCTAAGATGGTTCGTGAAGATAAGGAAATGTGGGGAGACTTTATGCAGAAGGTCAAGTATGACTTCGCTGCGGAGATTGGTGCGCACACGTCCGCATTACTCTCCTATTACCCGCCAGGCGGTTTTGTCGGATGGCACACTAACTATGATGCGAACGCGTATCAAGTCTTATTTACATGGTCAGAGACCGGAGATGGTTTCTTTGAGTACTATGATAAGAAGACTGATAAGATTACTCGTATCCAAGATGTGCCTGGCTGGCAATGTAGACACTATTACTTTGGTGCGGGACACGAAGAAGATTTACACTGTTGGCACGCTGCTTACGCGGGATGTCAACGAATTACACTAGCGTATAAGTTTGTTAATAATGGTAGTGTGAACAACCCTGAAGATGCGCAAGCGAGAGCAATGCGTGATATGTTAATTGATGAAATTGAGAGTGAAGAATGAAAAATAATGAAGTAGTTACGGTAGTTACAGTAAGTGGTGAGTATGTTGGCCGGTTAAAGAGTACCAATAGCAATGGCGCAATTACTATTAAAGACCCTCGCATGTTGATTCATGGTGAACAAGGTATTGGTTTCGCCCGTGGTGTTTGCATGACAAGTAAAGAGAACCCTGAAGAGATTACGTTTCAACAGTATGTACTATGTACCGAAACTAACGATGATTTCTCATCAGCATGGACTGAAGCGACTAGTGGAGTGAAAATAGTATTATGATAGGCCCAGATAAAGAAAAGGTTGCAGCGGCAATCCGAGAGATGTCAGACAGCATGTTACGTATTGATGCAGAGAAAGAGTTGATGAAAGACATCGTTGATGTCACGAACGAGAAATACGGTGTGGACAAGAAACACTTCCGAAAGATTGCTAACATCTTCCATAAGAGAAACCTCGAAGAATCTCGAACAGAAACTAATGAAGTTTATGAACTTTATGAGGAACTGTTTAAGTAATGTTGTTAACTGCCGGTTGTAGTTTCGTCTGGGGTGATGAACTAGAAGGGTTTGACCAAGACCCACCCACACATTGGGGCCTCACGTTTACTTCTATAGTCGCTAGGAAACTGGGATTGGACTATGAGAACCGTGGTGTGTGTGGTGCATGTAATGAAAAGATATTCCGCGAGATCACAGACTACCTTCATGAAAACCCTAACAAAGTAACGCACATGGTTGTGATGTGGTCTGCGTGGCAACGTTCGGAAGTTGTAGAGTATATGCCCGATGACCGCGATGTGAAGATTGGCCGTCAAACTGACACTACGCAGTTCTCTCAGTTACGCACTGAATTGATATGGGATAGAGACAAGAGACGTGTGATGAAAGATTGGTTTGATACTGCTTATGACTCTAAGACCGATATTATGCACACCCTAAGTAAGATGAAGATGATGGAGTCTTATTGTGATGCAGCTGGAATCAAACTGATACAAGGTGTGTTTCATAAAAGAAACTGGTCTAATGTTATGTCGGTATTGACGGACAGTCATGCTGATGATTCTTCTAAGAAGATTTTGGAGAAACCGTTCAGAATAGACTCTATACCGGATTACAAGAAATGGTTAATTTCTTCTATAGAATCTCTTGACGTTGACAGCAGAGTCGGACTAGGAAAGGGCAAAGACCTTTACACTCTCTGTAGGGAGTTAAAAGACATGAAAGAGTATGGTCATCCTGGCGAAAAGACTCAAGAAATATTCGCAGAGTTTTTGTACGAAACTTTTACAAAGTCAAGTTAATAATACGTATAAATAAATAAGTATTTACAATAACTGTGGA